GAAAGTTTTGACGAGGCAATATCATTTTTCTAAAATCAAATATTTTTTCTCCCGAAATACACCCCCCATCAATAGTTAAACAAGAGATAAAAGAATAAGATAAAATTTTTCTGTCAGTTTTCAAATGAGAAAAATATTTTTAGTACGTCTGCGTAGTAGCAAGGTTCTATGGCAGTTAGAATGGGATGATCACCCCCGCACTTTTCTTCATATCTTTATCTCTTGATAGATAAGATGGTGATATAGAGATAGATAATATAAGTCTTGATGATTATATATAAATAAATATATAAATAATATAATATGATAATAATATTTATATATACTGTTTAGAATAAAAGAACAAATCTTATATATAGCTATTGCGTCGGGCCGTGGACATTGTTCCTTGTTCCTGTCCACGGGCCGTCTTTACCATAGGTAAAATTGCACAAAAATTTTTGAATTGAAACGTTTTTATTTGTGCAATATGTACAATTCCCACAAAGAACATGCGTTTGTCAATAGGCAAATTATACAAAAATGTGGGGATAAAAACGTTTCAATTCTATGTAATTTGTACAAATTGCACAAAGCAGTTCTAGTGCAATTTCACCAACTTCCGACACTTTGCACAAAAAGTATCAAAAGCTTTGGAGTTATTTTTGTGCAATTTGTACTTTTGACAAAGCCAAAGGTTTGGTTCTAAGGCTAAGATTAAGCACTCAAGAGCAGAGCAATATACTACATTACATTGACAAGAACCACAAGAAGTATTATAATAAAAGAAAAGGAATAGAGAGGAGTGACAGCACTATGATAACTTTACAATTTACATTATTTAGTACAACAGGTAAATACAAACCAGTAACTACTTTAATAAAGGTTGACAGTGTGCAACAGTACAACGAGAATAAACATAAATATCAACAAAGAGCAATTACTAAAATGTGTGCAGAAAAACATACTACTTGGTGGGCATTAAAGAGTAATGGCTTTACAAAGTTAAAAGTAAGGGTTTATCCTAAAAATAATAGTTGACAGTTTCAAAAATGTATGATAAAATAAGGTATACTCAAAAAGGAAAGAGAGGTAATAAGGTTATGAGTAGAACAAGACAGAACAGAAGAAGTAAGAGAAAAGAGTGTGTGATTAATGGGTGCATTTGTTTATTGATTGCTATTGTATTGTATGGTTCAATGGGTGCTATTGATTACATTGAAACACATTACAACAGATTAGCAATAGTAACAGAGTGTAAAGGTGACAATATCATCACTAAAGATAAGCAAGGCAATCTATTTGCTTTTGAGGGCGATGGTTTTAAAGCAGGCGATGAAGTAGTGCTTGAAATGTATACTAATCATACAGACAATACAATCAAAGATGATGAAATTTTAAATGTAAAATTAAAATAGTAAAAAGTAAATGGCTACCTTTGTAGGGTACTACAAAGGTAGCACAATATTAAGAGAACAGACCAGAACGTCCGTTCGGGTCCGAAATATTATACTACAAAGTATGTGGTGTTGTCAAGACTTTTTTTAAAATTTTTTTAAAAAATTTTAAAAATCCTGAAATAAAACTGGTTAAAAAACATCAAGGATTTTAATAAAAGAGGTTAAAAAACATCATTGAATTGTTCTGTTATTTTGATATAATGTATACATAAGATAAAGGAAAGGACAACATCAAAGATGTTGAAAGGTAAAGTAAAATGAGATTTTTTGTACAAGACACAGAGGAATTTGAAAATAATGGAATTGAATACAAGAGTTTAGATAAAGCAATTGAAGCTTGTTTAGAAGCAAAAAATGAAGCTTATCTTATTCATATAGGTTATTGGAATTTAGATTATTATAAAAAAGGTGACACATTCGAAAGTCTAAAGGCTAGATGTGAAAACATCATAAAAGAAAATAATCTCAAGTAATTGAGATTATTTTCAAAAAAGGCTTGATAAACTGTATAATTACTAAAATAAAGAAAAAAAGGGGGGCAACCCCTTTTTATTATTTTAAAAGAAGGCGAACACCGTTCGAACAGGTGTTCACCCCGAATTCGCAAGGGCACCCCATTCAAGTATATCATATTTCAAAAAGTTTGTCAAGACTTTTTTTGAAAAAATCCTGAGAAAAATTGCACAAAAAAGATACTGAATTTTTGTTACTATTTGCTATTGATTTTAAAAGTCAATAGTAAATATTAACAAAAATTTTGCTGTAAACTTTATCTGTTTTTGTGCAAATTGCTAAAGTTAAAAAACTTTTGTAAAAACTATAGACAAAACCAAAAAAAAGCTGTATAATGTTTACATAAGATAAAGAAAGGGAGCGACCAAGGGGTCGCTGATAGGTAAAACAAAATGATGAATCTTACAGAAAGAATTGAAAAAGTTGAAGAAATTAGCAGACAGTTACAAATGGCATACCCACAATATAGTAATAAAGATATTGAATCATTTAATTTGAATTGTATAAAATCAATTGGAGATTTTGCTTTTATTGCTATTTTTGCTAATGTAGACTGTTATACAATAACTTTATATAACTCAATAGGGTTTGAAAAAATAGAAATAGAAAAAAATGATATTGATTTTCAATACCTTTACAAAATAATAGAAATATTTATGGAAAGATAAAAAGAGGTAAGGGGGGGGCTGAAAAGCCCCCACACAATAAAAAAGAGTGTTAAAAATGAGAAAACAAAAATATTTTGAAATAGGTAATAAATTAATTACTAACTTAGGACTTGAAAATAAAACAGTGATTAAGTACTGGAAAGCATACGAAAAAAATAATTTTTTTGTCTGCTGGCTAATATCTAAAGTGGCATAAATGCCACTTTTTATTTTGTGCGTTCAGTCTACCCGAACGTACGTTCGGAGCCGAAAAATTATATCATATATGTGTCAAGTTGTCAAGAAAAAAAATTTAAAATTTTTCAATTAAATAATTTTATCCCAAAATTAAAAAAGTGCTTAACTATTCGGTTATTATACTGTATAATTATATACAGATAGAGAGATATAGGAGGTTAAAACACTATGATTAATTGAAAAAGACAATCCATATTACAGGGAGATAGTCTGCCTTGAGATAATAGGCGAACATATCGACGAATCCGACAAGTGTTTCTTATGCTATGAGAGAAAGGTATGGGAAGAGGTCGACGATGGAGAAATAGAACATATGGGATTTGAACCTATTTGTTCATTAGATGAATCAATACCTAACAAAAATATTTCAACCCTCACTGTTAGCAGTAGTGAAATTGAGAGCATTGAAGAAAATGATAAATATGTATGGGTAGCAAAATAATAAAATAAAGATAAAACCCTAGCCCTATATGGGCTAGGTAGGAGGTTTAATATGAGAACAATTACAGTTGAAAAAATAGAAGTAATAAGTTGCGTAATCGCAGTCAGTGCAAATGATAATATATATGAAGCTTGGCTTGAAGTGTTTGGTATGGCTAGAGATTTTGAAACAATAGTCAATAATACAGATATATGCGAAAAACTCATAGAGATTATTAATAAGGGACTTACAACTGATGATTTTTTCAAAGAAGAACTATTTGAAACTTTGAGAAAAATGGGCGAAGATATTGAAAATTGGTTATAAAATAAAATCCTGCCCCTTGAAAAAGGGGTAGGTAGAAAAGAGGTTTTAATATGAAAGTTATAGTTTTTGATATGGACGGTACAATAGCAGACTTATATGGTTATCCAAATTGGCTAAAAGCATTAAGAAACGAGGATGAAACACCATATTCAGGTTGTAAACCTTTGGTTGATATGCGTGAGTTATATAAAGTTTTAATGGCTTTGAAAAAAGTTGGCTATAGGATAGTTGTAACAAGTTGGCTATCAAAAGATAGTTCAAAAGAATATAAAAGTAAAGTCAGAAAAGCAAAAAAAGATTGGCTAATAACAAGGGGTTTTCCTTATGATGAAGTTCATTTAGTACAGTATGGCACAACAAAAGCCGATTGCACTAGAAAATTAGGTGGGTTTCAGATTTTAGTTGATGACAACGAAAAAGTCTTAAAGGGTTGGCATTTAGGTGCGACTATCAACGCAAAAAGCGATATTATAAAAGCACTTTATAGGCTTTTAGAATCTGAATATTAGAATGATAAATACCCCTATACGGCATTGAAAAATAAGTAAATGAAATGCCGTATAGGGTTGACAAAATAAAAAATTATTATATAATCTATGTATAAGATAAAGAAAGAGGTATTAGATATGAATAAAATGAATTATTTACAGTATAGCACAGCAATAGATGTAGTAGCAAATATGACAAATGTTGACAATGAGGTTGCAATTAAGACAGTTGGTGCATTATGCCAAATTTTTGATTTACAACCAGAAGAAAGTCTTGATGATATTACTAAAACATTAGTTGACTCATTAGAAAAAGCTGGTATCTTTACAGAAGAAGAAATTGAAATGGTTAAGAATGGCGAAACTAATGAAGAAACCATAGATAAAATAATGAATATGTAATTTTATTATATATATCAAGAGTATGAAAAACTAAAGACAATAAAATATATGAAAGGAGTAAACCAATGTCACAAAATCTTAATGAAATTGCGGCGATGGCACTCGTTGGCGAATTTGTTTCCGTCAAAGAATTACTCACCGCCGCAATGAAAGGTTTTGCAGAAGATGAAGATATTAAATCACAAGAAAATGCTGATTTATGTTTTAAGGCTTTGCAAACATTCCTAAAGTAATTAGGGAGCTACCGAAAATGGTCGTTGGTGGCTCGGTTCACTCCATAGCACCCATAAAGCAAGGTTTTTTAAATGAAAGTTCAGAAATAAAGAAAAAATAAAGTTTCCTAAAATAAACAGTTGATACAGCCCCCTTTATATGATATAATATATGTATCAACAGAAAGAGAGGATATATAAATGAAAAAAAGATTTACTTTAGTTATAAGAAATAAAAAATATAATATGATAGACCTTGATACACACGATTTATATATAGGACTTTGGCAGATATTCAAAGCCTTATGGAAAAATAGAAAAAATTACACACTATATATAAATAAATAAAATAGACAAATCCCGATAGCAGAAACACCCTTTCCTTTTTACCTTAAGTTTCTGCTATCTTTTTTATAAAAAACTATTGACAATTATTTAGTTTTAATGTATAATATATTTATAAGATAAAGGAAAGGAAGTAAATGATATGAGAAAAGTATTTGACAGACAAACTTATGTAAGAGCAATAGGAGAAAAAGAGTGGCACAGGACTTCAATTTTTAAACATTTGTTTTATCAAGAGGAAGAAGTAACTACAACTAAAATAATACAGTATGACAATTTTAAAGACACATTAAGATATGTAGAAACAAATGAAATTTATAATGCGGAAATTGATTATACGTTATTTAGAAACAAACCTTATATTAATATTTATAATGCACCTAAATATTCATTAATGGAACATTCTTATTTTAAAATCACAGAAAAGAATTTTTGTTCCTATAGAGTTTAAAATTGAGTATGAAGAATGTGAAGATATAAGCCTAGATATTCTTCAGAAAAGACTTACCGCCAAAGAATATTGTGATTTTATAAATGATAATTTAGATACAAAAGTAAAAAATATGTTGTTGAGGGGTTGACAAAAACCCCTCCCCTATGTTATAATTAATAATGGGAATGGAATTTGAATATAGCAAAAAATAATCTTTCTTTTTTAATTGGTCGGCTCGTGGACATTGCACCTTATTTCTGTCCACGAGCCGAATTGTGCGTCAGAGCGACGCTTGAAACGTTTTTATCTTAAAATGAATCAATTTGCTTGACCTTTTTTAATCCCGAAAAAGTGGTTAAAAATAATCAAGGATTTTGGCAAAAGAGGATAAAAAACATCATTGTATTATTTTGTTATTTTGATATAATAGACACATAAGATAAAGGAAAGAGGTAATTAATATGAGAGAAAAAAGATTAACAGTAATGCACAATGTAGTAGTAGGATATGCAGATGATTATGCTTTAAATAATTGGTTGTCTGTAATACCAGATGGTGAAACTCCAGAAGTATTCGCAGAAATCGCCGCAGATGATGAATTATATCACGAGGCTTGGCAAGTGTTTAGTAAAATAATCAAGAGAGATAGAACTGTAGCATTACAGTATATCGCAGAAATCGACAAAATGATTGAAGAAGATTATCAAATCTAAATGAAAATAAAGGGTGCTACAAGCACCCTTTGAAATAAAAGAAAGAGAGGTAAATAATATGGAAGTAAATTTTAAGAATATACTAGAAAGTAATGAAGATTTGACAATCCACGGAGAGGGCTTAACTGATGGAGATACTTTTGTTTTTAAAGATGAACCAACAAAAATCTATATGATTGCAGATGGAGAGTCTCAAATTTTTAATATTGAAACTGGCGAAGCCTTTACACTAAAGAGTAAAGATTACGAAAAGCCAATTAAAATAGTATATGGTAAATTTCAAATTATATCAATAAAAAGATAAGGGGATTAAAATGATAACAATAGTAAAAAAGAAAAAAGTAGAAAAAATATTAAAAAATTGTGGTTTTATTTGGTTTTATATTACTAAAAATATATTAGTATGCAGAATGTATGGGAATAAAAAATTACACCCTATCGGTTATTATATTCCAATATTAATTATTTTAAAATAGAGAGGAGAATAAAAATGAAAACAGTAGATTTATACAAAGAGATTCAGAATATAGCAGATAGACTTGAAGATATTAGAATGTTACTTTATAATAGTGCAGAACACAGGGGTAACTTTGAAGAAGAATTTCAAAATTTTGATGATAATATGTTTCGTTTACAAAGTGAATTAAGAAATTTAGTTTCCGATGAATTAGAGCTTTATGATAATACAGAAGATTAAGAAAAAGTCAATAGGCAAGTTGCACAAAATGTAACTTGCTTTTTTATGCAAAATTACTACTTGACAAAGGGCGGCGGATGTGCTATAATAAAAGGGGGTTTATAAGCTTATATATTTCAGATGTTTGTCGGCTCGTCGATGGTTGA